CATTGTTGCTAACTCTGTTATCACACAACGTTCTTCTTATGCTACAGGACAAGCTGCAGAATTTATCCAATTGGAGAAAAACTTCTATAGCTACCAAGCTGGTTACTTGAAACACCTTTACAGAATGAATGGTTACAATGAGAACTTTGAGTCTTATGTTTCTAATGGTGTTACTTATGATAGCTACTATATCAAATTCAATGAATATGATAAGTCTGCTTACCAATGGGGTGATTATATCATGGAAGATTCTACAGTGATCATTGCTACTCCACAAACTCAAAGCAACGGTACTTCTAATCCAATTGGTGGACTTATTGAAGCAATCTTAGTAGGTGCTTTAGGAGCTGTTACAGATGATAATGATTGTGTGATCACAACCACTACTACATCAACTGCTGCTCCTAGTACAACAACAACATCTTCTACTAACATTCCTTAAGGATAAGTAGAGAATAATAAATTCCTAGTATCAAGGGGAGATGAGTAAAACACTCTCTCCCCTTTTTATTAACCTTCAAAAACAAACTCATGGCAGATTTAAAATTAGATATACTTGTAGTACCTACATATAGTACATTATCACTTGGCGTAATGGACGCTTCAACCTATCCAACAGATCCACCAGATGTTGAGAGCCCATCTATAAAAATAACTGTTCCTGGATTTAATCCTGTAACATTACCATTTGATGTAAATACATTTAATGTATACACCACTGCAACTCTTGGGATTACTGAAGTGGGTAGCGAACAACCTCTACCTGATGGAATATATAGATTAGTGTACTCTGTAGCACCTGCATATTTGAACTTTGTAGAAAGAACAATAATGCGTACAGAGAGAATACAAGAGAAGTTTGACAGAGCTTTTCTTCAATTAGATTTAATGGAATGTGATAGAGCAATTAAAACACAATCTACTGTCACATTGAATACAATTAATTTCTTTATACAAGGAGCAATTGCTGCAGGTAATAACTGTGCTGAATATGAGGCAACTAGATTATACAATCAAGCAGACAATATGTTAAATAGTTTTTTAAGATCTAACTGTGGTTGTTCAGGTAACAACTACCAAATCAATTTCAATTAATTATGGCACAATGTAATTCATGTGGAGCTAATGTGGGATGTGGATGTCAATTAAAAAATGGACTATGTGCTACATGCGCAGCTAAAAAATAATAAATATGTTAACACCTAGATTAACTAATTGTCCTGAATGTGCAGACATTCCTAATTTATTAAAAAGAGTAGATTGCAAGTTAGCAGAATATGCTAATGGTCTATATAACAATGTTGTATTTATGTTGAATCAAGTTGTTCCTGCTGGAGCAATGATTCAACTTTTGGCGTATAAAAGAATCCTTACATACAAACAATGTAATCCTGATTATCTAAGTGATATATGTATGGACAAGATTGTGAGTAAGGTGATGAGATTAACATTAGGTGCTGAGATCAACACTATTTTTACACCAACACCTACAACATCTACAACATCAACTACATCAACAACAACTAGTACAACAACTGCTGTTCCAGTTATTACTAGTGTTACAGAAATAAATATATGGTTTGATAATTCAGGATCTATGGGTACTACATATGGTCCATTACTAAGTATGGCTAATACATTATTAAAAGATTGTATAGGTCCTGTTTATGGATATAATCCATCAGTACCTGGTAGTGATGCGTTATATAACACTAGAGTAAAAGTAAATGCTATTGCTAATGAAAGATTTGTATCATGGTTAGCTACAGGACGTAATTATGGCAGAACTACAGATACAACAGTAAATCAAGTACTTAATTTAACCTTTGCAGATGAGTCTGATGTTTATGGAGCAGTAACAGGAGCCTTTAACAATACAATAAGAACTGCACAATATAATTCAGACGTTACCTTACTAAGATCACAATTAGCTACAGTCTCGTATTCTATTGAAGGACTTGCTTACCAAGTAAATACAGGACCAAATCAGTTTCCTGCATTTAGAGGTTTAACACAAGCAACTTTTGTAGACACTGGTGTTTATGTTCCTCCATATAATATTAGCAATTTAAATAATTTTGATTATCAATTAGATGTAATTGCAGGATCAACTCCAGAATACTATTTAAATTTAGTTGAATCAGGATTAAATAGTTTAGGATTTATTTTTACATGTGGAGGTGGTACAACCACTAGTACAAGTACATCTACTTCAACATCTACATCTACCACTACAGGTGTATGTGTAAGACCAGGAGGGCTAACTGATGGTAAGTTAGTTTCAGCTTATCAACTTGATGGTGGTAATTTTAATTACTTTAGTACAATAAGTGCCCTGTTTGCTTGTCAATCATTTCAAACTTTTCGTGCAGGAAATGGTGATGGAACAATAAATTATAATATTTCATATTCTTCATTAAATATTAATGAAAAACTTTATGAAGTTTGGGGTAGTACTAGTTGTAACTCAGTTCCAGATGGATATTATTGGTTTCAGCCAGATAATACTAATCCAGTAACATATTTTAATGCCACTGATCCAATAAACATTGTTACAGTAGTAAATGGATACATTACAGCAATTAACGTATGTAACAGTTCTACAACAACTACAACAACAACTACATGTGATCCTAATACACAACATCCATATTCTTATCAATTAATCAGTGCAACCCAAGCAGGTCCAAATTTTAATTATATTACTTCATTAACTACTGCTTGTAATGCAAAAGATTGTTTAACTTCAAGTACTTGTATTCCTTATGTAACAACTACCACTCAGTGGAATGCAAATACTCTAGCAATAGGAATGGTTGCTTATGGAGCGACCACTGGATGTCAACTATCCCAACTTGCTGATGGATATTATACAGTGTTTATAGGTGCTGGTACTTATGCAATTGTACAAATAGTTAATAGTGTACTAGTAGATTTTCCACAATGTCCAACACCTACTACCACTACAACTAGCACGTCTACTAGCACTACAACTACAACCACAACTACTGCAAACCCTGTATCTAGTATTTTGGGAACTACAGAAAATACTCCAGTTGGAATTACAATTGATTCGGCAGGAAATATTTATACAGCAAATTATAGTTCAAACAATGTAACAAAAATAACACCCTCAGGTGTATCAAGTATTTTGGGAACAACAGGAACTAATCCAACTTTCATCATAATTGATTCGGCAGGTAATGTTTATACTACAAATAATGGTTCTGACAACGTAAGTAAAATAACACCCTCAGGTGTATCGACTATTTTAGGAACAACAGGAGCTGAACCATATGGTATCACAATTGATTCAGCAGGAAATATTTATACATCAAACCTAAGTTCTAACAACGTAAGTAAAATTACGCCCTCGGGAGTGTCTACAATATTAGGAACAACAGGAACTACTCCAAATGGAATAACAATAGATGCCGCAGGAAATATTTATACAGTAAATAATGGTTCACATAACGTAACAAAAATCACACCAGCAGGAGTGTCAACTATTTTAGGAACTACAGGAATTAGTTCACATGCAATTACAATTGATTCAGCAGGAAATATTTACACAGCAAGTGTTTTTTCAAACAACGTAACAAAAATCACGCCCTCGGGAGTGTCAACCATTTTAGGAACAACAGGAACTACTCCAGAAGGAATTATAATAGATGCTGCAGGAAATATTTATACATCAAATTATTCTTCAAATAACGTAAGTAAAATAACACCAGCAGGAGTGTCAACCATTTTAGTAACTACAGCACCTGCAGGAACTGGTCTATATGGTATTACAATTGATTCAGTAGGTAATATTTATACAGCAAATTCTACTTCAAATAACGTAAGTAAAATAACACCATAATAAAAGATTAAAAATAATTTAAACCTTTAAAAATAAATATAATTATGTCTTGTCAAAATTGTTATAATGGATGCACTGAAACTATTTCAGATCAGTGTGTCAGATATACAGGAATAGATGTTCCTACATTAGGGATTAGTACTGGTGATCCTTTATCAGTGATTGAACAATCTCTAACTACATTTCTTGTTTCTACATTAGATGGATCTGGAATAAAAATAGATCTTAGTAGTATAAATATATGTGCACTTGTACGATCATATCTTCCTGCATGTTCAACATGTTCAGATATATCAATTGTAGATATAGCAAAAGCTCTTATAGAAACTTCATGTGATATACAAGCTCAAATTGATGCTATTGGTGTTACACTTACTGCATTGAACGCTGATTATACTATTGGTTGTTTAACAGGAGTTACAACTTCTTCAGATACGCATGCTATTGTACAAGCTACAATAACAAAACTTTGTAGTGTTGATGCTAGTTTAGCATTTGTAATTAATCAATTACCATCATATGCATTAAAAACAGAAATCTGTACACTAATACAACAATGTACAAGTGAAACTGCAGCAGCGTCAGCTAGTTCTAATATGCTTCCTTATTCTGTAATTCCTTATTATGGAGCAATATCTGGATATCCAACTGTATCAGATGGATTTAGTGGAACAGGTGCAGGATATGGATATTGGGTTAATGTGTATATATGTAATGGCCAAAACCCAGGAGTTCCAGATTTAAGAGGAAGAGTTGCTGTAGGTTCTACAGACATGGGATCAGTAAACTGGCCTTCACAAACAAATCCTTCTACTCCAGGCAATCCTACATATGGATATAAAACAAGTACTAGTGTACAAGGAAGTAATACAACTACATTAAGTTTAGGACAGATACCAGCACATAATCATTCTGGTTCTTCAGCTACTACCAGTATTTCTCCTAATCCACATAGTCATAATTATACTACTAGAAATAATAATAATAGAGCACAGTTTTCAAATAGTGAAAGAGAAGTTACCACTTACGCAACTTCTACTCTAGCTACTACATCCGTATCTTTAACAGCTGCAACAACAATGACAATAGTGTCACAAGGAAATAATGAAGCTCATTCTAATGTTCAACCAGGACTTGCAGTTTACTATCTTATCTATATTCCAGTATAAATATGTCGTCTTACCCACCTGTTCCGCAAAGAAAAAATTGCAACTGTGAAGATCCTTGTATCTCTACAGATGATGTTTACTATGCTGGTCCCAATCTTCCAAACTCAGGAGCAAATACTTATGATATATTAACAGAAGTTATTGAGAGGCTAGATAATATTTATTCTACTACTATTACTGTAATACCTACATTACAACAAGTTACTAATTCGGGTAATTATACTACTACTTCAATCATTGCAAATTCATTTCAAAAGATTGGTGGAAATGGTAATAATATTCTATTGGATAATGGTACAGTGTTACCTATAGCAAATTTACCATCAACTGTTACAGAAACATCTCAGTTAATTAATGATGGTGAAGATGGAATAAATCCATTTATAACAGCACAAGATATTCCAGCATTCAATCCTTCTAACTATGATCTTGATGAATTTACTAATAATGGAATAGATCCATTTGCTCATATATCAGATATACCTGTAGGTGGTACACAAACATTAGCCCAAACTCTTGTATTAGGTAATAATACAGGAGGCAGAAATATATTATTGAATGATGCAGACTCCTTACTATTAGAAAATGGTTCTTATTTAATAAAGGGAAGATATGGGCTTGGAGGTCTTGGTGGTATTTCAAGAATTTGTTCTATAGGTTATGAAGACAACTGGCAAAATGGTTTCAGACACGTTTTTGATGCTAACGGATTTGTAAGAAATTCAACTAATTGTTTTGATGATCCACCTACCGTTAATTCTGATGTTACACAAAGATATAAAGTAGGCAGTATTTGGACTTTAGATGATTTAACTAATTATATTTGTACAGATGCAACAGAGGGTGCTGCTGTATGGGAATTTTACAAAGAAATACCTCCACCTTTAGCATATACACCAGTTAATAAAGCTGGAGATACAATGTCAGGACTATTAGTTCTTAGTGCTGATCCAGGAGCTGCGTTAGGAGCTGCAACAAAGCAATATGTAGATTCAAAAGTAATTAGTGTTTATAGAATAAAAGGTAGTGTTGCTAATTATGCAGCTTTGCCAAGTTCAGGCCAAGTTATAGGGGATGTTTGGAATCTTTTAGACACAGGGGCAAATTATGTATGGACAGGTACTGTTTGGGATGCGTTAGGTACTACTGTTGATATTAGCGGAAAGGCAAATATAGACAGTCCTACATTTACAGGAATTCCATTAGCCCCAACAGCTGCTACAGGAACAGATAATACACAAATTGCTACAACAGCATTTGTTGCAGCAACAGTAAACAATAGACTTGTAATTGAAACAACAGCAGGATACTCATTAACAAATGCTGATAGTGGAGGTATAATTATATTCAAGACAACAGTTAATCAGACATTAAATATTCCATTAGGACTTAGTGCTGGGTTTGAATGTACATTTGTGACACTTGCTAATGTAATATTATCAGTTGCTGCAAATGGTAATATATTAAATAATGCAGCAGGAACTACAATGACTGGAGGTTTAAGTTTTACACTTAAGAGAATGTTATCATCAAACACATTCATAGCAACAGGAAACTTATGAACAATGTAGCATTTCAAATATATGGGTTAAAGAAAAATGGTATTGTAAAAAGTAATCTTATAGTAGATTTAGATGCTGGAAATCTAAACTCATATCCAGGTACAGGACCTACATGGACAGATTTAACTGGAAATGGATATAATGGAACACTTATAAATAATCCTATTTTTGATTCTGAAAATGGAGGGTGTATTCTATTTGATGGAACTGCTCAGTGGGTTAGTTTGGGTATATTACCTATAGGTTTACGATTTACAAATAATTTTACAATTAATATTTGGCTAAGGTTTACTAATTTAACAGGTTTCCAGTCAATATTTTCTTGTAATGAAAATGCAGGATATGGAATAGTTGCAAATTATAACGTACCTAATAGAATACAAACTCGATTTTGGATAAACAATAGTTTTGCTCCTACAGCTGGACAAGTTACAACAGCTTATAATACAACTTCATGGTTTAATATAACAGCAACTTATAATGGAACTAATACTATCTTTTATAGAAATGGAGTTTTGATACAAAGTGTTTCTGATGTAGGAGTTATTACATATCCTTCTATTCAGCCATTATTAATAGGAGCTAATCCTACAGGTCCAAGTACAGCACAATATTTTTTTAAAGGTAGAATTTCTCAAGTACAGTTATATGACAGAGCACTTTCCTTACAAGAAATAATACAGAACTATAACACAATGAAAGGGAGATATGGATTATAATAATAAAAACCAAACAACATGACAGTATTAATAACACTAACAACAGCAGGTGCAGATACAGGACCATTCAACCTATATTCAGATGTTAATGGATACACTAGTGCATTTGTATTAAACGTAACCAAACAACAACTAACTGATGGTTATCCATCTGATATAGTTCCTGATGGTACAACAGTAGTCAAAGTACAATCTGTTAGTAGCTTATGTAATAATTACATACTCTTAAATGTTCCAACAACAAGTACTACCAGTACTAGTACTTCTACTAGTACAAGCACTAGCACTAGCACTAGCACCAGTACCTCTACTAGCACATCAACATCTACTAGCACTAGTACAACCACTAGTTCTACAACAAATGGAATACCAACTATCGTAACTACTTTATGGTATGGGGTTTTTGATGGTCCAACAAGTTATAATATGAATACTGCACCAACAGATCTTGATGCTAAATGTATATGGGAAGAGTATTTTGTGACTTTGAATTGGGCAGGTCGTGGAATGGATCTTAAATCATTTGTTAATCTTGCTGTTGGAGTTCAATTATATAATACTAATAATACAACATATAGTTCATCAGGAAGATTTGTTATTGACACCAACACATTTGGAGCATTAACTCCTGGATTTGTACCACCTAATAGATATGTTATACAGCACACTACAGGTCTTATTACTTCTATAACTAATTTTAATGATTTACCAACTTGTCCTGCTTAATATATGATTATATAAAACTAATTAATTTTTGTTAAAATAAAACCAAATGATAATATTCTTACAATTAACAATCGCTGGATCTGATTCAGGTCCATTCAATCTTTACTCTGACTCAAATGAATTTGCAGAACCTCCTTTTGAAACAGGTGTAAATAAATCTTTACTGGAGGTAGGTTATTCACTAGATGTACCAGATGGTACAGAAACTATAAAAGTTGTATCTACAGGAAATTGCATCAATTTTATAGACATACCATTATTGTTTCCAGATTGTAATTTAGCTGGATATTCTGAACCTGCACTTATTGCTACACCAGTTACTTTTATTACAAATGAAGATACTGATGTCACTGTGCAACTAGTAGGACTATCACCTAATCCTAATCCAGATTATGTAATAGCATCTCTACCTAATGTTTTACAAGGAACTATATATGATCCAGGTACAACTTCACAAATAACAACTGTACCATATACATTGGTTAGTTCTGGAGCAACAGTATTATTTAGACCTACATTAAATTATTTTGGTAACGTTGATTCATTTAATTTTCAAGTATACCAAGATTTATATTATAGTAATGTAGCTACAATAACAGGAACAGTATTAGCAGTTAGTGATTCTCCTATATTTGATCAAAATCCTCCACCATATGATGGAACACCTAATGGAACATATACATACACAGGCACAGTGTCTGACCCAGATACTCCAGCTGCTCAATTAGTTGTAAGTGTAGCGTCTACTTCTTCTTTACCATCAGGATGGACACTTGTTCAAACTTCTGGTACTAATCAATTCACACTTACAGGACCTGTTCCTTCTGCAACAACTTATGTCATAATCTTACAAGTAACAGATGGAGTTAATATAACCCAGCAAGAAGTATCTGTTACTGCAACCGCTGCTGATCCTTGTGGTAATTGTATAATAGGAACAGAAATACAAATAGGAACTCAAACATGGCTAACTTGTAACTTAAATGTAGATACATATAGAAATGGTGACCCAATATATCATGCAACTGATCCAACAGATTGGCTAAATAAAGGAGCAGCTGGAATAGGTGCTTGGTGTTATTTCAACAACGATTCTGCCAATGGTCCAATTTATGGCAAGTTATACAACTGGCATGTGGCTAATGATACTGCTCATGGTGGTGTAGGCCCTGCAGGATATCACGTTCCAACAGAAACTGAATGGGATACTTTATACAGTACACTAAATGCACTATCACCTACAGGAAATGTTGGAGGAAAGATGAAATCAGCGTGTGTTAACCATTGGGTTGCCCCTCAATTCCCTACTAATGTAGATGCTACTAATCAATCAGGCTTTAGAGCACTTGGAGCAGGATTTAGAAACGTTGATTATGCGCCTCCTAGTGGATTTGGAGGCTTTGGCTGGGATGAAACTTGGTGGGAATTTGGAAGTTTATTCGACCCAACAAGAGGATATGGTCGCTACCTACGTAAAACTAGTGGTCTTGCATTTAGAGGTAACTATCCTTTCACAGATGGTTACTGCATAAGATTAATAAAAGATTAATAAAAATTAATAAAATAAAACCAAATGAATTTATTTATAAGATTAACAAGCGCAGGACTCAACTCAGGACCATTTAATCTGTATTCAGATACTGATGGTTACCAGGCAGCATTTGAATCTGATGTACCTAAACAAGATTTATTAGATGGTTATATATCTAATCTAGTTCCTCCTAGTACGAAAGAGATTAGAATTCAATCTAATAATGTTTTATGTACCACTTACATAAATGTAGTTGTAACAGCTCCTATAACAACCAGCACCACTAGTTCTACTAGCACATCAACTAGTTCTACAACAACATCTTCTACTACTACTGCATAATAAAAAAAATCTGAGTTTGTTGGTTTTCTTAGATTTTCTCCTCAAGATATTCTTGGGGAGTTTTTGTTTTATAACTATTTTAGTTATAAAGAATAACCTATTTGATTAAATTTATTTGCATAGTAAGAAAACTATTTTTATCTTTACCCTAATTTTAAGTAAACTAAACTAGATATGACTGAGAATCAAGATTTGTTATTCAGGTTAGAGGAGTTATTAAGCATGAAGAAAAGTAAAAAGTTCTATGCAGAAAGATTAGGAATAAGTGAATTGAAGTGAACGAACTTCTAAAGGAACTTAGAGAGAAAGACGAACCACATATAGAAGTAATTAAGAATTATATAGAAGAATCACGTAAGGTAAATGTTGAGAAGGGTACAATAGAAAGCACTATCACTAGTGACTTTGATCCAAAGGATGATATTGAACTAGCAGCATTACACAAAATAAATTTAGACAAATACATCATTACCAACTACTGGTCTAAGATGTTACCAAGTGGGAAGTTTACATCTTCCATCTTTAGTAAAAGAAAACAAGCCCAAGATTACTCCCCTGAAGACTTTGCTAAGTTTTTAGAAAACTACAAACCAAACAATATAGATGTCATTAAACCAGAACATCATCTCACTAAAGAGCATGTAGATGTAGAGATATCTATTTCTGATTTTCATTTAGCTAAGAAACATGTAGATGGAGATAATGATCCTGCAAGTAGAGCACTAAGATATTTCAATGTAGCACAATCTTTGATAATGAAGGTGAGAGCTAATTACAATATAGACACTGTTATCCTTCCTATATCGAACGATTTCTTCCACACTGATAACTATCAACATCAAACTACAAATGGTACTCCACAGGACACTATAATAGATTATGCAGATGAATATGAATTAGGCTTTGCAGTTCTTGTAGATACAATCAATATGTTGAGACAGAATGCAAATGATGTAAAGGTGATACTTGTACAGGGTAATCATGACAGAACTAAATCATTCTACTTAGCACACGCACTAGATGTATATTTCACAGACCACTTTGATGTAGAGTTTGATAGATCACACAGTATAATAAAAGGACTTACTGTCGGTAATACATTTATAGGATGGCACCATGGTAATTGTAAACTAGATGATCTTCCATTATTGTTTGCTACACATACTAAATTTAGTCATCAGTTTGGAGATGCTAATTACAGAGAGATACACACAGGTGATAAACATCACTACATGGCAAAAGAACTCAAAGGAGTTAGAATACAACAAATGCCTAGCTTATCAGGAACAGATAGATGGCACCTAGATAATAACTTCGTACACTCAGTACGAGCAGCTCTTGCTCTAGTTTATGATAGAAAGCTAGGAAAGATAGCAGAGTTTGAAACACGAATATAACTATGTCAACATTACGGAAATTAGTATCAGATGTTAGAAGTGTCCACAAGATACTTTCTACAGATAGTCTTATCACAGATAGAGCAATTGCATCTGAGATAAGAAACAATGCTTTATTGCTTATTAAGCGTGAGACAAATCTTAGAAAGCTTTGGGCTACAGATACATTGTTTACAACAATTCCTTGTTTGGAAATGTGTGAGGTTTCTATATCTGAATGTTGTAACTATGTGGATCCTTGTTCTGTTGCAAGAACTACATTTAAACTCCCACGCATATCTGAAGGAAACTATCAGTATGTAATACAGGGAGTTTATTCTATTAATGCAATGAGTGGAAAAGGAAGAAAGCTAAAAGAAATTACAGTTAATAGATATATCAATCTATTAAAACTTCCTGTAATTAAAAAAGAAGAATACTTCTGGATATCTAATGGATACTTATATGTAAGTAATCCACTTCTTAAAGCAATTAGATTTGTAGCTTTATTTGAGGAAGATGTAACTAATGAAATCATGTATCCAGAATGTGGATGCGGAACTCCTGATTACACAGTGGAGCAATTATGTATGAATCCTTTAGATAAAGAGTTTGCTATTCCTGGATACTTAGAACAACAAGTCTTAGAACTTACGTCTAAAAAACTTCTATCTACTTACTTCCAAATTAAGACAGATGTAACTCAAGAAGGAATAGATGGACAAGCTCCAAATTCAAAATCAACTAATTAATGAGTAGAGTTAAAGTGGACTGGAGATCTTCTAGTAAAGATAATTATAATTTATTTTGTAAGAATCATCCATCTATTAAACTTACATACGATGAATGGAGAAACATTATATATACATATAATGAACTATTCAAAGAATATATATTAGAAACTGGAGATAAAGCAAAATTACCTTATGGCTTTGGAGAGTTCTCTATCAATAAAAAGAAGAGAAGGAAGATAAAACAAGCTGATGGAAAAGAGTTTGTTAACTTACCAATCGACTGGCAGAAAACTAAAGAGAAAGGAAAGGTTATCTACAATTTTAATTATCACACAGAAGGATACTTTTTTGGTTGGATGTGGTTTAAACCCACAGCACGTTTTAAGAACTCTGACCTTTGGTACTTCAAACCTTCTAGACTCACATCAAGACTTCTATCACACTACTTAAAGACCAACGACAAGTACCAACATATTTACCAAGAATGGAAAAAATAATGAACTATGTCATACTATTATAAATATGCTTTCGTAAGCCCAGAACCTGTTTACTCAACTGTTAAAGAAGAGCTGAAAAGCTATTTTGATACTGGTGCTGTAGATGATCTTTTATTTCCTACCTATTTAGATAAAGCTCTAAAGAAGTTAGGAAGAACAACTTATGTAATCACTGATGATATTCTTTTTGTAGAAGACTTTCAAGCTAGACTTCCTGATAACTTTTATGCTGTTAGAGAAGCATGGATGACTACAGAGGTGGCTAACTATCCATATCAATCAGCTAACTCATTCTATTCACAAGCAGCTTCTGAAACAACAATACAAGTTTCTCCTGTAACTTCTGGTGGTGCTGCTTGTACAAATCTTGAATGCACAACAGGATGTCCTGCATGTATGCCTGTATTGATACAAGCTGTTTACAAGACAAACAATAGTGTAGCTAGAGGATTTACTCACAACTATCTACTTAAGCCTGGAAACATATCTGCAAGAAAGAACTGTGATGTTGATTATACAAACAACTGGGACTTTCAAGCACAACCTATTCCTGTAAATAATTTTACTCCTGGTTCTGCTAGTATTGATTCATTTGATATTAGAGACAATAAGTTTGTAACTAATTTTAGAAATGGTGTTGTACATTTAATATTTTATGCTACAGAGTATGATGATATAGGAAACCAATTGATTCCTGACAACTATCGTATCAGAGAATATGTAGAAGCATTCCTTAAGTTTAAAGTGTTTGAAACTCTTACAAATCAAACTGTTGATGAAACATTTAATCAGTTACAACAGAAATTGATATATCACAAACAAGCATATGAAGAAGCTTTCATCATGGCAAGTATTGAAGTTAAGAAACAAACTGGTTGGGAGAAACAACGAAGAATTAAAAATGACTTAAATAGATTTAATATGTACGAACTTCCTACTAGTAGATATGGTAGAAGACGTAACTAATTAAAATATTATTATGGCTGAAGAACAATCACAAGACAATATAAAACAAGAACTTAATAGTGCTAACATAGGGCTAAACCTTGATAACACATTAAATCAAATTAAACAGGGCACGCTAACGTATGCCCTGAATGCTGCTGTTGAAAACTTTGATTCTTCTTCTGTCAACTATCAGAATGAACAAGGTAATGAACTATGTGTGACATTTCCTAAAGAATTTATATTAATAGGAACACATTTCATTAATGAACAAAGTAAGCATATATTCTTTATCACCAATCCTAATACAGGAGATAGTGAGATAGGATATATGGATAACAATGATTGTATCTACCATACATTAGTTAGTGCTCTATGTCTTAACTTCGATACAGATCATCCTATTCACAAAGCAGTACATAAAATAACAAATTGTACAACAGAGATATATTGGACAGATGGATTTAATCCTAGAAGATATTTAGATATTAATAATATTCCATATGTATTAAAAAGCCAATCTGCACTTTGTGATCCTAAATATACAGATGAATTAGATTGCAATCAATTAAAACTGCAACCTAATTTCAATATTCCAAATCTTTCTATTGTAGATATTACCACAGGAGGTTCTCTTCTTGCTGGTACATATCAGTTTGCAGTACAATACTCTGATGCTGTAGGTAACCCTTTCACTTCTTATTATTCTATTACCAATCCTACACCAATTGCTGATCCACAAATTGCAACAGTTAACTTTAACTATGTTGTAGGAAAGTCTGTAGTTGTTGCTGTAGATAACTTAGATGCTACAGGACAGTTTCAATATTTCAATCTAGCTGTAATTAAAACAGTTAATGCAATTACATCTGTAGAATTGATTGGAACATATTTTATAGATAACACATCTTTAAATGTAACTTACACAGGACAGATAGTTGATAACATTCGTTTATCAATGAATGATATATTTGAGAAGTTTCCATATTATGATATAGCAGAAGATTTAACAGCTGTGCAAGATGTTCTTGTATGGGATGGACTTGGATCTATAGATAGAATTAATTATCAATCTATAGCTTCACAAATAGAGTTGTTATGGGAAACATATCGACTTCCTGTAAATGAAAACTATGCAAATGAATTAAATGCTACAAACCTTAGAGGATATCTTCGTGATGAAGTGTATGCATTTGAAATTGTATTCTTATTAAAGAATGGAAAACAAACAGATGGTTTCCATATTCCTGGAAGAATATTAAGTTATACTGATTCACAATATCCAGATATTCCAACTACAAATTCTGATTTTGTAGGTGAACCTGATAGAGTAGATCCTGGTACAGGAGTTGGATATAGTCCTTATTGGAAAATATATAATACAGCTAGAGATCTTGGTGTATCTAATGGTAATCCTATTGGTAATGCTATTGGACATAGATTTGGTGAATTTTCATATTGGGAATCAACAGAAAAGTATCCATGTAATGCAGATCTTTGGGGAGAATTAGCTGGTCAACCTATTAGACATCATAAGTTTCCAGATGTATTAATATCTCCTATTACACAACCAATTATAGGATATGATCCTTCAACAAGATTAGTTACTCAAAATAATTATGTATATCCAATAGGAGTTAGAATAAGTACATCACAAGTCTATGATTTAATAACAATATCTTCTTTAACTAAAGATCAAAAAGCTGATATAGTAGGATACAAAATAGTAAGAGGAGACAGAGGAACAAATAAATCTATTGTAGCAAAAGGGATTCTTCGTAATATTGGAAAATATCAAAGAGAAGGACAAGATTTTTATTTTCCCAACTATCCATACAATGATGTTAATGTTGATCCATTTTTAAATACAACTAATAATGCTTGGACTGGTGTATCACAAGTTTGGTTAGTAACTTGTGATAGTTTAGATCCTACATTAGGATATGCAGAATATTCATATGGAGATCCAAATACAAATAAACTAGCAACAGCAAGGATAGCCAAAGGTGAGACAAAAGAATTTTGCGCAACTAGTAGACCACTAACAACTGTAGGAACATGTACAATAGGTCCAGCTAATTATGATGTCTATTCTACTAATGGGTGTGAATCGTGTAAAGGTTCTAGAGTTTTTTATAATGATCCATTTACAAATAATAATACGCTTTCTACACGTTACGAACCATGGGTAGATGGATACAGTGGTAGTTGTGGCACTGATTACAGAAGAGTTAATGTTGGTGCTGGTGTAAGTACTGATTGTAGCAAAAACTCAGGACCGCAATGTGCTGCATGCCAGTGTTGTAATCCAGGTATAACTTTACGAGAAAGTATAACAATGCCTGAAAGACAGATTACAACTAGCGAAAAAGGTAGAAGATCAAGTATTAATTGTGCTGCTGCACAACCACAATCTTATAATAATAATGATGATAAATATAGACAAATATTTAATTCTCCAGAAACTTCTTTTGGACAACCATTCTTAGGAGACATTCTTAAACTAGAGAATGTAATGTATGGTAAAGGAAGTGCACATTTTGTACCAGTTAAAAGTAATGCTAAATATAGACTTCTTACAAAAGAAGCACAACAGGATGCATTAAATAGTTCTAGTCAATTAGGTAATAGAACTAGTCAGTTTAGTGCCACTGCTATGTTTACAGCATATCAAGCATACTTACAAATATATATAAATGGTATAACTAGAAGAAACTATGCATATTCATTTAACTCAACAGCTAGTTATGATTATAGTGCCAAGGTTACTAATAGTGGAGACAAACAAAGAACGTTAGATATTAAAAGATATTTAATTCCAGGAGTACAAAATGTTGGTGATAATTTTAATATCAATAACTGGAATAGAGAATCTTCTATATATTTAAGAACAAAAGGATCTAAAGATAGTAGTGCTAATCCTTTACCATTTCCTAGTGATAATGGAGAAATGGCTAGCATAGGAATAAAGGATAAATCAAGATTTACTATAAGTGGTGGTAGTTCTTGTGGAACTCCTGCTCAAGAAAAAGACATAAGTGTTGTTTCTTATTATGCATCATTAAAGAATACATTTGTGAATCAATATGGTCAGATGTATTCTTATGATACAATTGATACAGGATTTCAAAGAAGTGTAACATCTAATACTGATGCTACAATATTTGGAGGAGATACATTTATATCTAGGTTTGCATTCAAAACTAAACTTCCTTTCTTTATAGACAATAGAGTTAATGCTCCTGATGATTCAGATATATTCTATGATGAGATTGGAAATATAGCCTATCCAAAATATTGGCACTCAGCTAGATCTATATTAAGTGATTACGAAGGTAACAATTCAGGGAAACTTACAAATATTATTTCTTACAAAGCTCATGAATTTGATTGTCCTAATGATCCATTACCTGCTACAGGTAGTAATAGAACATTCTATGATGGATACTTTTATTTGTTTGCATATGGTATTCCTAATTTCTATTGTGAGAGTTCTTATAATACAGATCTAAGACAAGCATTCAATAATAGAGAAGGAGACTTCTGGCCACATGTATCAACAGGTATTCCTGATGATTGGGTACAAGAAGATTTTGTATCAATAGCAAATGATAATACATATACATATAATGTAACATTCTCTAAACAAAATAAAGAAAATACATTTACACATTTACCAGCAGATTATGATGGAAACCCATGTTATACATACTATCCATTTAGAGCTGTGTATTCAGATGCACAGAACACTGATGCTGACAATAGAGTTAATAGCTGGTTAACATATAGAGCTATTTCTTATTATGACTTTCCTCAGAACTATGGTAAACTTATATCGTTAGATGGTATTCAAAACAAAGCTGTATTAGCTAGGTTTGAGAATAAGACATTAATGTATAACAACCTCCTTACAATTGATACAAGTAATCCACAAGCTGCATATGTAGGTAATCCTAATATGTTTAAAGGAGCACCTCCTATTGACTTTGCAGAAACAGATCTTGGTTATGTAGGTTCCCAAAACAAAATGTTATTAAAGATTCCTCAGGGACAGATAACAGTTGATGCTAAAAGAGGACAAGTGTTTCTTATAGAAGGAACAAAGGTTGAGGACCTATCTGCATTTGGTTCTGGAATGAATAGATTCTTCACAGACCATTTAGCTTTTGAAATATTGAGATACTTTTCAAAAGTAGATATAGATAATAATTTTAATGGTATAGGATTACATGGTGTATATGATAGTAAGTTTGATAGAATCATACTTACTAAAATAGATTATATTCCATTAAGTTCAGATATCAAATATGATGATGTAACAAGAGATTTCTATATAGGTGAATCACTAGGTAATAATACTATATTTAAAAGAGTTGTAAGTTTAAAAGACACAGATTACTTTTGTAATAAGTCTTGGACTCTTTCATTTAATGTAAACACTAAAAGCTGGATCTCTTTTCATAGTTATATTCCTAACTGGTATATAGCAGAAAACAATTTCTTTTATTCTGGTATCAATGGATGTTGTGATGATTTTGAGTTTATTGCAGGAGGTCGTGTACCTACACCAAGTACTACTACTACAACTACTATATTTGCACCTACTACTACTACCACTTCAACAACAGAAATACCTGCTAATTGTATAATAGCAGGAGAATTAATATTAACTAATTGTGAACTAGAAGGATTAGGTTATATACTTCCACAACAATGTCAAAGACCTACGGGATTACAAACAACTTTACTTATAACAGGATATCGTATAATAGATCCATCTTCCACAGTAGTATCTACAGGAAGTAGTGCAGATGCATGTGCTGCAATGACTTATATTGACAATGCACTTATAGGATCAATAATTATTATTAGTATTTCAGGACAATTTTCAACTATTGCACTTGGTGAAACTGTGTATGATGGTACAACAGGTACAGATTGTACAGTGGTACCTGATGGTTGGTATTTTACAGATGAAACATCTTCTATTGGTGATGTATTTAATATATCAAGTGGTATTGTAAGTCAAATACTTAATTGTAATCCAACTACATCTACTACTACAACATTAAATTGTTACTCGTTTACAATAAGTAAAGTATCAGTAGGAACTGTAACAGTAGATTACATTGATTGTTCAGGAAATCCAGCAACTACAAGTGTTGGACTTCCATCACCAGGAGGACCTTCTGAAGTAACAATCTGTGGACAAAGTGTGAGTACACTTGCTGGAGTAACAATTCGTAATAATGGAACTTGTTAATAAATTAATATGTTAAAAATAATAACAATAAGGCTAACGCAAGTGTCACCATCTTCTGGACCATTCACAATCTATGATCAGTTTGGGAATGTGATAGCAGAAGATGTGACTAATGAAGCTCTCATTGATGGGATTAACTATTCTGTGGACGACAATGTATTATCAGTTACATTAAGATCTACTGGTAAATGTAAAATACAAAAGACAATGTATTTAAGAGAGATTCCAGAAGATGAATATATTAATATTGGATTAAAACAAATTGTAACAGGATGTATATGGAGACACTTAACTAATATACAATTATACAATTCTTATTACGGTGTTACAGAACCATACATAATTGAATATCCATTTGCTTATAAGAATCAAGATGAGATATTACAGAATATAAAAGACTACACTAAAGCATATGAATATATATCTATACCAAATGGTGTCTTTAATGATAACACAAGAATAGAAACAAACAACAAGTGGTTTAACAAAGCTATTCTATACAATGGACAACAGAGCTCAGGAGTGTTAACTCTTGTTGCTAAACCTCTTAATGATATGCGTGCGTACATGCAATATCCAATATTCAATGCAGATAGCAAAACAATCACATATACTAAGAGTGATAACTTCTATCAATACAATACATTCTGGGCACTACAGAAAAGTTCTCAAGTTCCATTGTTTAATACAGGATGTGAAAGTCTTTCTATTGATAAGGTGATTAACCAAAGCAATATGGATTATGGATCCAGAAGTTTCAAGAAAGCTACACTAAGAGCTAAGGAGCTTAAGATACGTCATATATTAGATGACAATTGTACAACGCATTTAGTGAGTCAATTCTTAATTGCTCCTGCACAAATCTCTTACAAGTAATGAGTGGTAAAGTAAAATGCACATGTGGATGGAGCTGGAACAAATCTGATTCTAGTAAGAAAGATATGTACATATGTCATGAGTGTGGAAGAGATAATTCTAACAACATGAAGAATGGTGGTTGGTTAGATAACTATGGTGAAGAAGAAAATGCAAATGATTCTTCTGTATCATTACCAGAAGGATATGTAGGAGAAGGAATATTCAATGGTCCTATATTTGAAAACCCTGCTGTTAAAGGACAGTTTCAAATGGGTGGTAATATACCAGGAGCTGTAGGACATATGTATGCTAGAACAGGATCTCCTAGTAAAGGACCACGTAGAAACCAAACTGATGTAACAGATGCTTCTGCACAGAATGGTAAAGAGATGCAATATTACCAACAAGGATTAGATTGGAAACCTAAGACTATTAGTAAGGATGGTGCATGGTTAGATCAATATGATGTAGCTCAAGCTGGTAAGTTTATAAATAAACGTGGTGTTGAATTACAGTTAAAAGAATATAAAGATGTACAGAAAGATAGTGAAAAATTACATGCTACTGGAAAATTAGATAATCCTAGATCTGTTCTATATAAACAAAATGCACCTAAGCAAGAAGAAGTAAGAAAGCATATACCACAATCTAAAAAGTCTAAAGCATGGGAGATAGCAACTCATCCTACAACAGCATTTGGATATGCTGTACGTAACGAAGAATTACCTGATCATTTTAGTAAAGGTGCAATTAATGCACATGAACAAGCTGTTGATATAATCAATCCTTTTTTCTATGCTGATCAATCAGGACAGTTTGTAAAAAATGTAGCAACAGGTCATCCAGTTGATGCAACAATAAATGCATTATCTGTAATACCTGCAGCTGCTGAGTTTGCTCCTGAATTAAGAATGCTTGGAAAAGGTATAAGTAATGCTGCAAGAGAAACAGGGGCATTGGCATCTGATTTAACAAAAGCTAGAAGTGTAAAAGAAGCAGTTGGTAGAATGGCTGGTTTACCTATTGAAGGTTCACTCCCTAGACTATCTCCAGAAGAATTAAAGATGTTTAGACAAGTTCAAGAAGTTGGAAGACTGAGAGCAACAGGAAAACCTATATCTGAACAATACAAATATGCATTAGAACAAAAACTTCCTGAAGAACATTTACAAAAAGTATTTGGAAAATCAAAAAAAGAAATAGAAAATGCAATTCCTAATGCACAAGAAGAAGAAGCATTTAGATTAGCAAATCCAATACGTGATAGAATTAATTTAGAAAGACCTCCTAGACCTTCTAGACAATCAGCATCAACAGCTCAACAATTAGATAGAGATAGACTAAGAGCAATGATGAGAGGGTGGGATGAAGATATTAATGCAGGAAGATCTACTATTTCAAATGCAGATTTAGATATACCTACAACTTCAATAGATCCTAATGAAGCTGCACTTAGTGAATTAATGGCAGATGTTCCTTCTTCATTTCAAGATAGGATTTCTGCAATTCGTCAACAAAATGAAACAGCTATTAATACAAATGCAAGTACAAATCTAGATGATCTATTTGCAGCACTAGATGCAGGAACACATTCAACTCAAACAAATAGATTAGCAAATAATGATATAATAAATAGTATGCGGTCTAATGTTATTACCGAACATGGTCCTCAGAAAGTTGAAAATTTTATAGAACAAGGACTTGCCCCTATGCAAAATGCATCTAATAAATTAAAAACTAAATTTATAAACAGTGTTCAAGACTATCCTTATTATGAAGGTCCTATAATGGAGAACGTACCTAGTCTACACTTAAGAGGTTCTGGATCTTTAAAAGATGTTTCTAATAAAGTTGCTACTACTTCTACAGAAGGAATAGGTTCTGGAGATGTATTTACAGGAAGTCTTAATACATCACATAGTTCATATCTTCCTCAATTAAAACAAGTGTTTAAATATGATGAAGGAGCACCACAATTCTTTGGATACAAACCAATGAATGATTTAGGATTTTTATCTGACTATCGTTATTCTAAAGATGATATTGCAAAATATCTTAACACAGAAATAGATGCTCAAATAAAAAGAGGAATTCTTCCTAAAAATATACAAAGACCTTTTGTAAAAGGTGAACAAGTTCAACTTCCTCATTATGGTGTAAAGCAATTTAGAGAAGGAGGAGTTATCAAAGATGATAGAGGACAATGGGATCATCCAGGAGAGATAACAGAAATAGGAAGCAATAAAATAACAATGAAGGGAGTTCCTTATAATGTAATTGGTGTATCAGATACAGGAGATGTAAAAATGATGAGACCAGGAAAAGATTATAAGTTCAAAGGAAAGAAGGTAACAGAATATCCTATGGCTAAGAATGGTGTAAACCAACAAGACCAAAAAACTTTGCAACAATTAGATCAATTGACTAACTTTACAAATTATAATAAACCACAACCAGGAGGCTGGCTAAACAAATATAAATCATGAAAGCACAAATTTTAAAAATTGCAGGAGTTAAATCTGAAAAGGAGTTCTATAAGAAATATCCTTCGGAGGAAGCCTTTATGAAAAAACATGGTAAAGAGTTTAAGAAAGCTCAAACTGGTGTTGCAATAAATGCATCACAAGTACGTCAAGGAGTTTATAAACCTTTAAGTTATCAAACTCAAGTTGATGATGTTGATAGAATGCTTACAGGTTCTACAGAAGCTGAGAGACAAGCTGCATTAGCTAAACAACAAGCTGCTGCTCCACAAGATGGTGGAGGTGGTGGATTTGATATTGGTGGTCTTATGAAGTTAGCTAGTGGTGCTATGGGAGGAGGAGAAGGCATGGGTGCTATGGGAGGAGGAGGTATGGAAGGTATGGATATAGCACCACCAGCTAGATATGGAAGAGGTATTCCTAAAGCACAAGCTGGTGATTGGTATGCTAATAACCCTCCAGGTGGAGCAACTAACTACGGACAAGCACAACCTGTAAATCAATTAAAACCTGCAGGATCTACAAATCCTTTAGCTACTGGTGGTATAGGAGGATTTGATGTTTCTAAATTAGGTGCTCAAGGGCCACAAGGCTCAGCACCTGGTGATGGTTTAATGAAAGCTGGAAAAATGATAGGTCAGTTTGCAGGACCAGTTGGAGATTTAATTGGAGCTTTTGGAGAATTAGAGAAATCAAAAGATTTAAGAAAAGGGGCAGAAAGAGATAGAGATATAAGTAAAATATCTCTTCAAGCAGCAGAGAGTATTGATCTTGATAAACAAAGACAACAATCTGAAAATATATCTAAGCAAAGAGAAGCACAGATGCCAGTTAATACAGGAGAAGAATTCTTTCCTATATATGGTGTAGGTACAAATGTTCTTGCTAGAAATGGTTTTAGATTACAAGGTGGTGGAGAAATACAAAATACATTTGCTCCAAATGATATATACATGGATAGTGGATATGAACCATTGAATGATAGTAACGTGAAACAATACTACAATGGTGGAAGATTACCTAAGATGATTGATGGTGGTGCAGCTGCTGGTGGAGGAACTCCTTGGGGAATGATTTCACAAAAAGTTACAGGTATGGGACAAGAAGCAATGGGTGGTCAAAATGCTGGTGGTAAAATTGGTAGTACAATAGGTTCAACTGCAGGTACTCTTATTGGAGGACCTATCGGTGGAGCTATTGGTAACTTTGTTGGAGGAATAGCTGGTAATGCTTTAGATACCAATGCTAAGAGAATGAAGAAAGCACAAGATGC